AGCGGCGCGAGGTCGAGGCTGCCGTGGCCGAGGCGGCGATGGCCCAGGTCGAGGCGCGCGGTGGTGTCGACAGCCGCTCGGTGATCCTGGTGGCCGGGGAGGGCTGGCATTCCGGCGTGGTCGGGGTCGTGGCCGGGCGCCTGCGCGAGCGCTGGCGCAAGCCGGTGATTGTGGCGGGCGTCGATCCGGTGGCGGGCGTGGCCAGGGGCTCCGGTCGCTCCCAGTCCGGGGTGAATCTCGGCGGGGCGGTGCAGGCAGCCTGGGAGGCCGGCTTGCTTCTGGCCGGCGGCGGGCACGCCATGGCCTGTGGCTTCACGGCGGCGCTGGACGCCCTGCCGGCGCTGGAGGCCTTCCTCGACGCTCGTCTCGCCGGTCAGCAGGCCGAGGCGCGGCAGGCCGATACGGTTGACATCGATGTGCTGGTCGAACCAGCGGCGGCGACGCGCGCGCTGCTCGACAGTTTCACCGCCATGCAGCCGTTCGGGCCCGGCAATCCGGAGCCGCTGTTCGCCTTCAGCGGGGTCACGGCGCGCGATCCGGCGTTGATGAATGGCGGCCACGTGCGCTGCCGCCTGACCGCGCCGGACGGCAGCGCCCTGCGCGCCGTCGGCTGGCGACTGGCTGATCAGCCGGGCGGCGAAGCCCTGCTGTCCGGGGCCGGCGGCCTCGCCGTTGCGGGGCGCCTGAAGCCTGACGACTGGAATGGTCGACGCGGCGTCCAGCTGGAGATCGAGGACGTCCACGATCCCCGCCGGGCCTGACTTCGCGGGGCGTCGGGCTCATCAACCAGCGCTCGAAAATGGCTCGAAGATTGCCGCTTGCGCCCTTCGGGATCGGCGGCTATATCGCCCGCTCCCGCGCCGTGGTCCCTTCGTCTATCGGTTAGGACGTCAGGTTTTCAACCTGAAAAGAGGGGTTCGATTCCCCTAGGGACTGCCACGCGGGACATTCTCCTAAATCCTTTCAATGGGTTGCAGGGTCATTTGGCTAACCTGTTAGGAAGGTTAGCCAAATCTCGTTCCGCATCCGTGCCGATCTTGGCCATGGCCGAGGACGCCAAGCGTCTTTGATCGCGGGCGCGGATGTAGGTTTCCACCTCTTTGGGGTTCTTGTGGCCGGTCACGGCCATGATCTCCGAGTGTGTGCACCCGGCGTCGGCCATGCGGGTGGCGATGCACTTGCGCAGACCGTGCGGAGAGCACTCGGCAACGCCCGCCTCCCGACACGCGGCCTTGATCCAGTTGTAGAAGCCGGTGGCCGTGTAGGCCGGTCCGTATTGCGTCGGCAGGAACAACATCTGATCCCCCGGAACCGTGGCCAGCGACGCGGCGAGGCGCGGGTGCAGCGGGATTGTCAGCTCGGTCCCGGTCTTTGACTGCCGGACCCTGATCCCGTCGCCGGTCAGGGACTGGCGCCCCATGAGGCGCACGTCCTTTGACCGCTGGCCGGTGTAGAGCAGCAGGTCCATGGCGAGCCGTTGCTTCGTTCCGACCGGCCAGCGCTTTTCAAACGCGGCCACCTCGGCCTCGGTCCAGGTGTGATAGCCCTCGGTCCGATACTTGATCTTGACCACCGCCGACGCCGGGTTGTCCTGACGCCAGCCGCGCGCCACGGCGAAGGCGAGGAACCACCGCAGCGCCTTGATGAAGTTGTTGCGGGCGGCTTGGCCGGGGATGCGGTCACGCAGCTTCAAAACGATTTCAGGCGTCAGGCTCCGGACGGTCTTGTCGCCGTGGTCCCGGCGCAGCCGTTCCATGACGCCGCGATAGTTGCGCTGTGTGCTTTCGGCCAGCGCAGACCAGTCGGCCGATTCAAATGCGGCCACCGCGAGGGCGTTGATCGTGCCGGGCTTCGTGCGGCCTTGGCCGATCGCCAGCGGCTTGGCCCCCGATGCCGCAGCTTCATAAGCGGCGGCGAACTCCAGCGAGCCGGGCACGCCGGGGAGATACACGGTCGGCAAGCCCTTCTTGCGGAACCGATACCGCACCTTGCCGTGCCGGTCCCTGAACGCGCTCGCGTGCGGGAAGCCGATCATTCTAAGGCCGCGTCCCATTCCGCTCGCTCCCTATCCAGATCAGTCGTGTCGTTCGCCGCTGGCGGGACACGGTGCAGCCGCACCGCACCGCCGGGCAACACATCATAGGCCGTTGGGATCACGCCGCGCTTCTCCAGCACGTCCAGAACACGATTCAGCTCGTTGGCCTTGACGACACGCGAAGCCATTAGACGCTCCAGTCCCGGTAACGGTTGGCCAGGGTCGCCGAAGCAGCGGGCGGGGCCTCGCTGTGGCGGTCGTCGTAGAGGCGGCAGACGTGCAGCAGGGCCGAGGTCCGGACGCTTTCCGGGATAGCGTCGGTTTCGGCCAGGCCGTCGGCATGGGCGAGGGCGGTTTCCGTCGCGGTCAGGATCAGCCCCGTGATAAGGGTGTCATCCTCGTTGTGCAGCACTCGCAGGAACTCCTTTGTCTCGGCGAGCGTGAGGATCGGATCAGGCATTGGCCACCTCCGGCGAGCTGCCCAGCGGAATCCAGTTGGCGGGTTGGTGATAGGTGTCGCCGCCGGGGATAGGCGTGTCGTTCTCCCGGCGTCGAATGTCGTTCGGCGACAGCGCGCCGATCTCCCGGCCGATCCGGTAAGCCTCGAACCGGGCGCGAACGTCGCCTCGCAGCAGGGCGGCGAGGTCGTGTTCGATGTAGAGGGTGCGGCGCGCCTCCGGCGTCAGCAGACAGCGGATCATGGCGGTTTCAACCCGCGCGGCCAGCGGCCCCAGACAGTTGGCCACCAGCGCGCGGGCCTCCTGTTCGGTGTTGCTATACGTCGCCTTGTCCGTGATGCCGACGCTCGTCGGCGGAACCCCGAACAGGCGGGCCACGTCCTCGTTGGACAGCTTTTGACTGGCCAGGAACTCGGCGTCCTCGGCCGACCATGCCAAGGGGCTGTATTTGGCCCCGCCGTCCATGATGATGAGCTGGCCAGCATTGGCCGACCCTTGCAGCCGCTCCCGCACGGACTCGCGCACCTTCGCCCGCGCGTCGCCGGTCAGGCGCTCGGCGTAGCTCATGACGCCGGAGGGGCGCAGGCCGTTGTCCACTAGCGCCTTGGCCGTCTCCGATTGCGCGACCCGCAGGGCCATCGCCTGCCGTCCATATTGAATAGCCGACAGGCCCATAACGCCGTCGCGGGACGGGCCGCGGACATGAAGGGCCTCCTCCTGTAGCAGGACAAACGTCCCGCCGGAGCGTTGCGACACGCGGTAGCGCAGGCGACCGGACGGCAGGGTTTCGACCACCACGTCAGCAGGGGGGAGCGGATAGATCGCCGTCACCTGACCGCGACCGTCGCGCTCCAGCCGGGCATAGGCGTTGCCGGTCAGGTCCAGCGAGCGGATCAGGAACTCGCGGGCTTCAAATGCCGTCATTTGCGGGTTGGCCAGGTCGTGCAGCACGCCGTAGAGCGCCAGATCGTCAGCTCGCGCCCGGCCGCCATCGGCAGACCGGCGCAGCAGGAACAGGCCGACGCTCGCCAGCATTTCCGACCGGATGTTGACGCATCGGACGGCCACGGCGCTGTTGCTCAGCAGGGTCTCGGGGTTCACCGCGCTCGGCCCCTGACCGCGAAGGCTGAACCATTCGGCCAGATAGGGGTCGGAACTGGCGATCGTCGCCGCGTTGCGGGTCTCGCGCTTGAAGGGCCAGATCATGCGATGGCCTCCAGATAGCGGCGGGCATGGGCGAGGCGCAGGGCCGTGACAGCCGCACGGGACCGGGGCGTCACGATGGTGCCGTCGTATGCGGGCCACGCCTTCACCACGCTGATCTCGTGAAGCCGGACGGCCTCCAGGACGCGAACGCCCCCCTCTCGGGTCTCGCCGCCGGGCGCGACGGTGAAGCCAAAACTCATCCCGCCGAGGTCGCCCCGCTCGGCCAGCGCCAGCACGTCGCGGCCCTCGGTCGTGTCGGGAAGGTCCAGCTCAAAGGCCAGTCCGGTGGAGTCCTCAGACAGGCGCAGGGAGCGCGAGCGGGTCCGGGCCAGCAGACGGGCGGGGTCGTGATCCACCAGGGCCAGAATGTCACGGCCGGACCGCAGGGAGCCGGTGAAAGCCCCCTGACGGATTTCTTCGTCAAACTGATCCGCGATCCGCGCCCGAACGCCATAGAGGGCGGCGTAGCCCTCCAGGCGTCGGCCCTTGGCGCGAAGCTCGATCGGCGAGGAACGGCGCTCGGGCGCGGTCATCGTCAGACCTCCGCGAACCGGAAGGCTTCGGTGTGCCGGACGGCCACGTCAGCGTCGAGGAAGGCGTGGATGAGGGCACCGCCGTTGCTGGCAACGTCCGGGTGATACGGATTGACCATCACGTCCACCGCCGACCAGTAGCCGATCACCAGCTCCGACCAGAGACCGTAGATCAGGTTTTGCTTCACCGGAGTCCCCCCGGCGTCGGGAACCTGGGTCGTCACCTCGACACGCTGGCCGTGGAAGGTCTCGGCCAGCGGGATGTAGTGGCCTTGTCCGTCAACGATCTTGCGGGCCGCGTTCAGGACGGCCGGATTGGTGAGGAAGGCCGCCGTGCCGTTCACGTCGTCCAGCTCAAGGGCGGCGATCATGTCGGCGCAGGTGTCGCCCAGCTTGGTCGCGGCCGTCACCTCGGCCACGCCGGTCGTGGCGAGAATGCCCTTGGGCTCGTTCGTCGCCCCGCCCTTGATCGCGGCGGCGTCCAGCGCCTGCGCCAGGATCAGGCCGAGGTCGCGGCGCATCAGATCCTCGATCGCCTCGTTGCTTTGCAGGATCAGGCGGCGCGAGAGCCGGTATTCGCCCGTCACGGTCTTCGGAGCCATCGGAACCTTGGCGAACGTCGCGGCCGACCGTGTGGCGTTGCCGTTCTCGGCGACCCACGACGCGGAACCGGAGGCGGTCAGGTTCGGCAGGTCGACTGCGCCGGTGAGGTTCCGCAGAACCGTCGCGCCCATCGCCTCGACCCTCAGGGCCGGGCGGAAGCGATCGGCCAGAGGGGCGACGTTCGTCTGAACCGTGAAACCGCCAGCCGACCCGGTGCCGACCGTCTGCGACCGGGCTTCCCCCAGCAGCATCGTGGTCGGGATCATGACGCCACGGGTCTCACGGCCGCGCGACAGCTCGGCGTGTATTTCGCCTTCCAAGCCGTCGAAGTTGCCGGTCATGCCGCACCGCATGGCGCGGGCCACGCTGTAGCGGGACAGGTCCGGGGCGTGGCGGTTGTCGTTCACCGCGTCACCGGCCGCGCGGCGCTCGGCCTCGGCCAGGAACTCGGCGTTGCGGACTTGCACGTCCAGCGCCTCGACCTCGGCGCGGCCCTGGTTGAAGGCCGACGCTTCGGCGGGCGTCAGGTCGCGGTTGTCGTTCTCGGCGGCCAGTTGGATGGCCTTGAGCGCATCCACCTTGGCGGCGCGCTTCTCTCTCAGGGAAGGCAGGTTAGGCATGGGGGAAAAGCTCCATCTGGCCCACGCAGGGCACGGGGAAAGGGCGTCTCTCGACGGCCGGGGAAGTATCCATCTGGCCCCAAAGGGCGCGGGGACATCGCGTCTCACGACGGGAATGGGGTGCGGCTACGCAACCTTGAACGCTGTCCAACCACCACCCCGGCACCGCGCAGGTTGCTTGTCGTTGTTCGCCTAGCCGCTTCGGCGTCAAAGGAATGGCGACGGGGTATCTCATTCGCCGGGAGTCCCGGCTTGCCAGTAGTCGGTGTCAGCAGGCCACGTGTTGGCCTCAATCACCTCCTCCGGATGAATAGCGAGGGCGGCGCAGACCCGATCGAAGATCGCGTTTACGTCAACCGCGATGACAGCGTCGCGCCGCGCCCCTAGGGGCCATGACGCTCGCATATGAGGGTCCTCGCCCCATTTCGCGTTGACGAGGCGTTCATCGTCCTCGGCCACCAGAAGCCACGTCCTGCCGTCGCGGAAGGGAACGCCCGGCGACCGTTGCTCGTCGCCGATGTGCGCGAACTCGATTGCGGCCTCGAAGGCACGCGAGGCGTTGCCCGAGACCTTGATGATCGCCGCAGCGACTGCGATTTGCATCAAGGTGTAGAAGGAGAAAGTCCGGCGGAGGCCGGGCTGGCCGGGCATGTCGACAGCCGCGCCTTCCGACGAATGGCCGACCACAAATCCCCGCTTGATCCAGGTCTGGAGAGTGGGGTTCTTTGTGCCGGTGGCCTGGAGAACCTGGCCGGTCGTGAACCGAGAAGCGAGAATGGTCATTGGGGCGTCCGAGTTGTCGTCTGACCACTAATACCGGACGCGGGAGAAGTGTGCAATCGACCACTCGTTTCACGTCACCACCCGTCGTCCAGCGTGAGCATGAGCCGGTCGATCGCCCGATCCAGAACCGTTCCGCAGATTTGCGGAACGGGCTCTCGACGGCCGAGGCCGCCCGAAAAAGAACAGCGACAAGTTGTCGCAAAACGCCTATCTCAACCAGGCCAGCAGTCGAGGTCCAGATTACGGGCCTGCTGATAGCGAACATCACGTGGTTCTGATGCTTATCGTCGCCGTCGCCCTTTCGATCACTCTGCAGTCCGGGCCCGTGCGTGTGATTGATGGAGACACGCTGGACGTCGCTGGCGAGCGGGTGCGGCTCTTCGGGATCGACGCGCCGGAAAGCGGGCAAACCTGCGAACGCGATGGTGCCACTTGGGCCTGCGGATCAGCCGCGACCGAGGCGCTCGGCGCTTGGCTCGAGGGCCGCGCCGTCACATGCGTTGAGATTGAGCGCGACCGATACGACCGCGCCGTCTCAACCTGTGCTGCCTCTGGCGAGGACGTAGGAGCGTGGATGGTCCGGCAGGGATGGGCGGTCGAGTTCCGTCGCTACAGCGACGGCCGATATGCCGAACTAGAGCGCGAGGCCCGGGCCGGGCGGGTTGGGCTGCACTCAGGCGAGTTCACCAATCCGACCGCATGGCGCGCCGAACAGCGTCAGCCGCAGCCGCAGGTCGAGCCGGACCCAGCTTGCCGCATAAAGGGTAACATCGGCTCAGGCGGGGCGCGGATATATCACACGCCGGGCGCGCCCTCTTACGAGCGCACGGTGATTGACCCGGGGCGCGGCGAGCGCTGGTTCTGCACCGAGGACGAAGCCCGTGCGGCCGGCTGGCGAGCACCGCGCGGCTAGGTCTGCGGCGCGCTGATCCTCGGCCGGGGTGCGGGCCAGTTCGTCGAGGACGACCCCCGATCGCCGCCGCAGGGCGTGCACTAATCCGCATCGGTGCGGAATAGCTTCACGCCGCCTCCACCATAGGCGACCAGTCCCCTGCCTCCGGCTTCATCTCCATGGCGTGCAGGGCCATCGCCAGCGCCACCGCGCCGTCGATCCGTCCCGTGGCGCGGCTCTTGTCCAGCTTCCTGTTCGCGGCAGGGTCTCGGGTCACGACGGCGTTGGATACGCACCAGGTCAGGACCGGATTGTTCGCGTGGCGCAGCTTCCGCTCGGCCACCACGCGCTCCAGCGCATCCACAGCCGGGGCCATATCCCGGTAGCCTTGGCCGTGCTCGACCATGGCCAGATCGCTCACGCCCTCGTCGGCGAGCGCCATCTTGAAGGTCTCGATCCGCCAGCGGTCATAGGCCAGCGCCTGAACCCTGAACCGGGCGCACAGTTGCGCCACCGTCGCGGCGATGAACCGGGGATCAGTCGCAGCACCCGGCGTGGCGGTCAGGAAACCTTGATCGCGCCAGACGGTGTAGGGCACGCGGTCTTTCTCGCCGCGATCGGCCAGCCCCTCGGCCGGAAGGTAGAACTGCGCCATGGCGTCAACGGTCCCGTCCTCATGGGGAAAGACGGCGACCAGCGCGGTCAGGTCGCGGGTTGCGGCCATGTCCAGCGCGAGCCAGCACGGTCGCCCTTCCAGATCGGGGCGCAGGGGCGCGCCGCACGCTTTCCATTCCGACACCGGCAGGAACCGCGTCTCGGCCGCGACCCGTTGGTTCAGGATCAGGTTTCGGAACGCCGCTTCCTTCGACGGGATGCGTTGCGCCTGCGCCGCCTGCCGGGCCACGTCCTCCAGAGACCGGAAGTCGTCCAGCGCCGGGTTCGCCATGGCCCAGGTCTCGGGCGACCACGGGTCAGCGTCCTCCGGCGCGGCGTAGTGTGTCAGGTGGAATGACGGGTCTTCGATCTCGCCGGACTGAACCCGCTGGCCGTAGTCGATCAGCTCCGACATAGGGGCCAGATCGTCCGCCGCCTGGGTGGATATAACCAGCATCAAGGGCTCGGCGCGGGCGCCCATCGCGGTGTCGAGAGCGTCCAGCAGATCGCGCTTCGCCGCTTGGCCCAGCTCGTCATAGACCACAAACGACGGGCTCAATCCGTGCTTGCCGGGCACGTCTGCCGACAGCGCCGCATAGACGGACCCGTTGTCGAAGTCCTCCATTTCCTTGGCGTGGCGGCGCAGGCTGACGCGCTCGTCCAGGAAGGGCACGCGCTCAATGATTGCGGCCATTTCGTTGTAGATCAGGGCGGCTTGCGCCCGATCGTTGGCGGCCGAATAGACCTGGCCCCGCTGTTCGGCCTCCGGCCCCGACAGGTGGCAAAGCGCCAATCCAGCCGCCAGCGCCGTCTTCCCTTGCTTTCTCGGCATAGACAGCACCGCCGTCCGCACCGGGCGGGTCGCCCCATCCGCCACGCCATAGACCGCTTCAAGAAAGGCGCGCTGCCACGGCCGAACCTTGAACTGCGACCCTGCCAAGGCCCCGGACGTGACCGGCAGGAACTCCAGAAAGGCCACGACGCGCTCAACGCGGGTCAGCCCCTCGGCCTCCCACGGCAGGGCTCCCACGGCCTCCGCAGGAGCCTCCACGCTTCGCTTCTTCATCGGCTTCGCGCCGGGTCCACGCAGGCCCATCAGACGCCCCAGTCCTGAACTAAATGGCTTTTCTCATTGCCCGGCGGTCCGGAGGCGAAAGCCCCTTGTCCTGAAAGGGGGTTATCCCCCGCGAGGAACGGGTGCTCGGGATCGAGCGGAAGCCCATCAACGTCGCAGCCTTTGACGGCGACGCCCTTTCCTCCGGCTCGCTCGCGGGCGGCGGTCTTGATGCTGTGACACGGCGGGCAGAGCGAGCGCAGGCCATCGGTCGGGGGGAAGGCGTGGCCCCCGCGTGAGATAGCGACGATGTGATCCACGTGCTCGGCGATGACGTGTCGGCCGCGTCGGGCGCAGGTCTCGCACAACGGCTGTTCGGAGAGCTTGAGGCGGCGCAGGCGCTGCCATGCGGTTGTCGTGTAGGGCCATTCAGCCATGGGTGATCCTCCGGGCCAGCAGGCGCAGCTCGGCCTCGATTTCGGACTTGTCGATGTGAAAGCGTTCGGGGTCGCGGTGTGACGGCCCGAGGCGGCGCAGACGATCCGCGAGGGCGATCAGCCTTAGGGGGGCGCTAACATCGCTAACAGCCCTAACAGTCGGGGAGAGACCGTTCACGCTTCGTCCTCCGAAGTGTTAGCGGTGTTAGGAGTGTTAGGGGGGGTAATATCGGGATGCAGGTATTTGCCGTAACCGACCTTCTGAACCTGCCCGACCTTCGCCATCTGGACCAGCAGGTAGCGCACGCCGCCGACCGGCTGACCGCTAACACTTGCGATGGCATTTGGTCCTTGTGGCGTCGTTTCTCCCGCCAGCGCCTCCAGGATCGCCTTCCTCGCGTCAGACACGCGGACCTCTTTGGCGTCCCCGAGGACGCTCCAGCGGCAGGTATCCCGGTCGAACTCCATAGCCGTGTCGAACTCGGCCACGTCGCGGCCCCGGCCGGAGAGGGTGACGCCCTCGCCGTCGCGGTCGAGGATGATGGTCGTGTCAGCCGCGCCGGTCAGGCCGTTCGTTCCGCTGACCTTCTCCAGCTTGTCACCGGCATCGGCCTTGCGGGTGTGGTGCACGACGACGATCGCCACGCCGAACTCGTCGGCAAGCTCCTTAAGGGGCGTGACGCTTCTGTAGTCGTAGGCATAGGGGGCCTCGGTCCGGCCCTGCGCTGACCGCACCTTGTTGAGCACGTCGATCACAATGAGCCGGGGGTTGCTGGCGGCCTCGATCCAGCGGCGCAGATCGGTCAGCCCGCCGTCGTCCAGCATCCGCATTTCGGTCCAGATCGCCAGGGCATCAGACGGCTTGCGGGCGCAGACCTTTCGCAGGCGGTCTTTCAGCCGTCGCGGGTTGTCCTCCAGCGCGGCATAGAGTGCGGAGCCCTGCGAGCAATGCCGATCCCCCAGGACATAGCCGCCCTCGGCGACGGCGCGGCAGAGGTCCAGCGCGAGCCACGACTTGCCCAGCTTCGGCGCACCGACCAGCAGGGTCAGGCCCGCCGCGATGTAGTCCGGGACAACCCAGGCCACGGGCGGGAACTCCATGTGCCAAAGCTCGGCGGCAGAGAACCGCGACGGACGGGCGGGGCGTTCAAGGCCGTCCAGATCAACGCCCCATTCGGCCAGATGATCGTTCGCGGGTGCCGGACGCCGGACCCATCCGTGCGACCTTGCCACCTCGCTGGACTGCCATCGCCCCTGCCAAAAGACGCTCGTTCCGCCTATCGTGTCGGTTGACGTGTCGCCCTCCACGGGTCGGCGCGGCGTCCGGCACTTGGCCTCGACAGCGGCGGCGGCTTGCTCGAACTCGGCCTCGAAATCGCGGGTCACGCTCATGACAGCGCCCCCCGGATGGTGTAGGCTCCAGCCCGGTTAATCCCGACAGATGAGCCGACCCCAGCCCCGGTAGCGCCCGCCAGCGCGCCGGGGTTTTTCGTTGCCGCGTCGGGCCACAACGGGTTAGCCATCGTTCCGGAATGTCGTTTCCGGTCAATGGTGCGGGTTACAGGGGTTCGCCAGTCGAAGCGGTTGTTTTTGCAGGGGAAGTGCTCTTCCCTAGGGACTGCCATGCGGGGCTCCCCTGACAGAACCGTTCGGGACGGTGGTCCGGTCCACGACTCCAGCGCCCAGCGGAAGGCGCGCCGGTTCTTCCCGGCCTTCGTCGCGCAATCAATCTGCGACACTCTTTCAGAAACTGACGTTTTTTGGACCTGCCGCCCCGTTGCGTAACTGTGATAAACACGTCTCGTCACGGAAAGACGGGGGGAGAGGATTAGTCAGTTGGATTCGCGAGAGACGGATGTGCAGCCGACGGTGCGCGTCAGCGGACACGTCAAGTGGTTCGATCCGGGGAAGGGCTACGGCTTTATCGTTCCGGACGACCCCGGGCAGACAGACACCAAGGATGTCCTGCTCCATATCAGCAGCCTGAGGGACATGGGCCGAGACACGGTCGTGGAGGGTGCGCCCATAACCTGCGAGGTGGCGCGCCGGCCCAAGGGGTGGCAGGTCGTGGCGGTCGTCGACCTCGGTGCCGCGCTGGAACCGCGTCGGGGGTACGAGAGTTTGCGTCGCGTCCCGCTCGACAAGGCCCGGATGGACATGCCGCCAGCCGAGGGCCCCTTCGTCCCGGCAACGGTAAAGTGGTTCAATCGCACCAAGGGCTACGGCTTCGTTGTCTGCGAGACCAAACCGGGCGATATCTTCGTGCACATCGAGACGCTGCGTCGCTGCGGTCTGGAGGACCTCCAGCCGGGCGACGGCGTCCGGGTGCGTTTCGCCAGCGGGCCCAAGGGTCTGGTGGTGGCCGAGATCGATCAGGGCGGCTGACCCCGGCCGCCCGCTGGAGGGCGTATGCCGTTGAACCGTCGTCTGATGCTATCCTTCGCCGTGGTGGCCCTGGCCACGGCCGCCTGCGCCTCGGAAAAGCCGCCGCTGGATCCCCGCGGCGAGCCGATGGAGCAGCTGACCATCGTCACGGACAGCGGCCGGCATACCTTCTGGATGGAGATCGCCGACGATGACGCCGAGCGTCAGCGCGGTCTGATGTTCCGCCCGCCGCTGCCGGACGACCAGGGCATGCTGTTCAAGTTCCCCGACGCCGCCGAGCGCGGCTTCTGGATGCGCAACACGCCCAGCTCGCTGGACATCATCTATGTCGCCGCCGACGGCCGCATCGTCTCGATCGCCCGGCACACGACGCCCTATTCCGACGGCATCTATCCTTCGAACGGTCCGGCCACCGGGGTGGTCGAGCTCCGCGCCGGACGCGCCGAGGAGATCGGCGCCAAGCCGGGCGACCGGGTGGAGCACCCGCACTTCGGGCGGTAGATTATCTGGTCGGGGCGGCAGGATTCGAACCTGCGACCCTCTGCTCCCAAAGCAGATGCGCTACCAGGCTGCGCTACACCCCGAGGGCGAACCTCATGGCACGGGCGGCGGCGCGCCGCAACGACAGGCCTTGAGCCGGAGCCAAACCGTTGTATCAGGGCGGGGCAGAAGAGGTTCGACCATGCTCGCGCGCATTTTCCAGCCGGCCAGGACGGCCATGCAGTCCGGCAAGGCCAAGACCCGGGAGTGGATCCTGGAGTTCGAGCCGGCCTCGGCGCGGGCGCTGGATCCGCTCATGGGCTGGACCTCGTCGACCGATATGAACGGCCAGGTGCGGCTGCGCTTCGACAGCAAGGAAGACGCGATCGCCTATGCCGAGAAGCACGGCATCCCGTTCCGCCTGCACGAGCCGCAGCAGGCGCCGGTAATTCTCAAGGCCTATGCCGACAACTTCGCCTACGGTCGCAAACAGCCCTGGACGCACTGAGCGGCCGGGGTCCGTCGGGCGCCCTTAGCTCAGCTGGATAGAGCACGTGCCTTCTAAGCATGGGGTCGCAGGTTCGAGTCCTGCAGGGCGCGCCACCGGCGGCCGGCGCCGCTGAAGCGCCGGAGACGAGGGGAGACGGAGCATGGACCGCAACGCCAGAATCCTTGACCTCGTTGCGCCTGACGCGCGGGTCCTGGAGGTTGGTCCGAGCTTCTCGCCGATCCTGCCCAAGGCGTCCGGCCGGGAGGTGTACACCCTCGATCACGCTGACGCCGATGAACTGAAGGCCAAATACGCCGGCCACGGGGTGGATCTCGCCCGGATCGAACCGGTCGATTTCGTCTGGCGTGGCGGGCCGGTGCACGAGGCGGTGCCGTCGGCGCTGCATGGCAGCTTCGACGCCATGATCCTGAGCCATGTGCTGGAGCACAGTCCCGACCCGATCGGACTGCTGAAGTCAGCCGCGGTGTTGCTGCGCGACGGCGGGGTGCTGTCCCTGGCCAATCCGGACAAGCGCTACTGCTTTGACGCGCTGAAGCCGGTCACCGGTCTGGGCGAGTGGATCGAGGCCCATGTCGAGGGGCGGCAGCGCCACGGCGTCCGCACCCTCTACGAGCAGTCCGTGGTCTCGGTGAAGAACGGCGAGGCCATCGGCTGGCCCTCGACCGCGCCACCGTCCGACCTGCGATGGGTCGAGACCGGGTTCGACTGGCCGCGGCCTGCCGCGCCCGACGCCCCCTACGTGGACTGCCACGCCTCCTACTTCACACCGGCCAGCTTCGAGCTGCTGGTGTTCGAGGGCGGTCAGCTCGGCCTGATCGAGTTCGAGGTGGCGAAGACCTTTCCCACCGCCGGCTTCGAGTTCTTTGTGACGCTTCGTAAGGCGCGGCCGGCGCGCCTGACTGACGAGGCGATCGCGGTGCGGCGAATGGAGCTGCATCGACGGATCATGGCCGAGCTCCGCGAGCAGATCGACGGCTGGCTTGGACCGGCAGTCGCCTCGACGCCGGTTCGCGAGGCAGCGGCCGCCGACCCGGCACCGCGGCCTGAACCCCTCGTGCCGATCACCGCGGTCGAGCCGGTTGCAGCTGTCGATGCGGCGCTCCCCCGGCGTTCGTGGGTCAAGGGCCCGGCGAAGCGGTTGATGAGACGGCTCAGACGTCGGCTGTCGCACTGAAGGCCTGATCGAGGTCGGCGATCAGGTCGGCCGGGTCCTCCAGCCCCACATGCAGCCGCAGCAGGGTGCCGGGTAGCGCCGGCGGCGACTGCCGCAGGGCCATCTGGCCAGTCTCGTGGGTGATCAGGCTCTCGAAGCCGCCCCACGAATAGCCCAGCCCGAACAGGTTCAGCCGGTTGAGAAAGGCGTGGGCGCGGGCCTCGGACCAGCCTTGGGTCACCACGCCCATCAGGCCGGCGGCCCCGCTGTAATCGCGGCGCCAGAGCGCATGGCCGGGGGATCCCGGCAGCGGGGGATAGCGTACTTCGGAGACCTCGGGCCGCCCCGCCAGCCAGGCGGCGACCACCAGGGCCGAGGCGGCGTGGGCGGCCAAGCGGACCGGCAGGGTGCGCAGGCCGCGCAGGGCCAGCCAGGCGTCATCCGGCGAGACGTGCCAGCCGAGGTCCTCGACGGCGTGGTCCAGCGTGCGGGCGAGGGCGGGGTCGCGCACCGAGACGGCGCCCATCAGCACGTCGGAATGGCCGGCGACGTACTTGGTCACGGCCTGCACGCTGACATCGACCCCATGGTCGAGCGGCCGGAAGGCGAGGCCCGCCGCCCAGGTGTTGTCGATCACGCTGAGGACGCCGCAGGCGCGGGCCAGCGCGGCGAGGGCGGGCACATCGACCATCTCGAAGGTCAGGGAGGCGGGCGACTCGATCAGGACGAGGCGCGTGGCCGGGCCGAACAGGGCGGCGATCCCTGCGGCGTCGAGGGCGGGGTCGTGGAAGCGGGTGGTCACGCCGCGCGCGGCCATGAATCGGGTCAGGAAGCGGCGGCTCGGGCCATAGAGGGCGTCGCTCGCCAGCACCTCGTCCCTGGGGCGCAGAAGGGCCAGCAAGGGGAGGGTGACGGCGGCCAGGCCCGAGGGGGCGAGGACGGTGCGGTGCGCGCCTTCGAGGTCGGCGAGGGCGGCGGCCAGGGCTCGCTGCGGGGCCAGCCCCTCCAGTCCGTACACCGGGCCCAGGGTCTCGTCCCGCATATCCTCGGCCCGGTCGCTGAGCAGGGTCGAGCCGCGCTCCAGTGGAGGATTGACCGTGCGGCGTCCCCGACCGCGGGCCGTGGCGGAGGCGATCAGGCGGGTGCGGGGTCCGGGCGGTCGGTTCATGCAGGTCTCGCCGGGCCGGGTTGCATCATGGCCCCCCAGGGGTTCTAACGGCGCCCGGGGGGCCGGGTGAAGTGGAGTCGGCGATGCGTCGGATTGCGGTCTGTCTCGGCCTGACGGTGCTGGCGGGGTGCGGGGAGCGCGCCGAGACCCCGGCGGCGGAGCCCGCGCCGGTCCCGGAGGAGGCCCCCTTGCCGGCGACCG